AGCGGTGCGATCTTGTGAGCGTTTCTCATCCCCTCGTTCATCGACGCCCACGCGGCCATTGTGTTTCTGAGCTTCGCTTCGTCGAAATGGTTTGGGTACATCAGGACACCTGACATATTCGCATCCTGACCGAAGAACCTCGAGCCGAATTGCTGGGCAGCAATCCCCAGCCCCAGTGCCTCCGAGAACGTGTCGAGTGCGGAGTAACCCACGATGCCATCGTGAGTCAATCCTGTGATGTGCAGAACGTCACGGCCAGGATACTTGACACGCTGACCGTCGATCACTGTGCAGTACCACAGCTCCCCGTCCATGTATCGAACGATCATTGATTGCGGATCGAGAATCCACATTGCAACCGGGTTGCCTGTGTTCGACGGCCCGCTGCGTTCGATGTATGCGAACCCGTTCCCGAAGATCAAAGCGTGAGCCTGCATCGTCTTCCGAAACTTGCGGGCACGCTGGACAGGTGACGCCTTCCGTTTGATTAGTTTTTGGGCTGGGTGTTTGTGGTCAATCTCTCGGTCCTCACCCGTGCGGCGGAACACGTCGACCGGCAGACCGGCAACGCCGTTTGCCAGCAGGTTGACACCACGCCAGAACGCCGGATATCCCATCACGCTTTTGTGGTTGACCTTGACGCCTGCGGTTGATTCGCGGCCACTGCCGAACGTCGTATGCCACTGGTCGGCATCACGTAGGCTGAGTGCGAGCGGTTGCGACTGCTCTTGTGGCAGTGCTGCAACAGCTATCGTGCATCCGTATTCCATAATCTGATTCCTTACAGCAGGATTGACCCCGCGCCAGCGATATCATACGCCGAGGTCACGGCCCCGTGCTCAACGGCATTCAGTGCCATGACAGCCGCCTGTATCCCGTCGATTGTCCGCACGTCGTCTTTGCCGTGCGGCTTCTCCAATAACCCGTTCCGGCCACGCTTCACGTTCCCTGCCTGCCATGCCGCAATGGGGTCGCCGTTGTGTCCCAGCGAATGAGACACAACCAGCTTTTCAAATTCTTCGATTGGTTCAAATAGTTCGGTTGTGGTTTGTGCCATTGACTCAATGGCGTAGGTAGCTGGCTTGATACGATATCCGCCCTGCCCGTCCGGGTCTCCGGTCTGTAATCTCTGAATCAGGTAGTCAGCGAATCGAGGATCGAAAACGAGTTTCTGAAGTTGGTACGTTTCGCCGATGTCCACCAGTGTCTGCCAGACGTAATCATAGTCGATGACGTTGCCCGCTGTGAGAGTTAAGTTCACGCGGGGGTCTTCTGCCCAGTCCGCGAACGTGGCCACCTTAGAACGTGCCCGTGCCGTTTCTTCCGGCAGCCACCAGTACCATCGATAGTGAATCGTGCTGCCATCGAGAAAAGCCAACGCAACGGATGTCATGTCCCGCGTCCTGGACAAGTCCAGCCCCGCCCAGCATGGCAACTCCTTCAGCCTGTCGTCGCTGATTGTTTTGTGGCATTGTTTCCAGTCGTCCGCCACCAGCCACGGGTTGGCGGATTCCTGCCAGACGTTCAGGCGGTACATCATGAAGTCACGGATGCTGGACGGCGTGTCGCACCCGCGATAGTCGGCCAGGTATTCCTCTTCGCCAACCGTGTGACCCCATGACGGATTCGCCATCTTGCCGTACTTGATTGGATCAGCGGCCAGTGCGTCCGGTGTCAGATCCTGTGGCACTTCATGCCAATCGAAGAAGAACGACTCGTTCTCGAACGCTCCCGAGTTCACGCGAACGCCGTACTCGTACCGCTTCCGGCCGTAGCTCAGCGGGTCGTCACCGGCAGTCGTGACCTGATTGATCATCGGCTCGCTGCGACTGATCCCCATCCGCGTGATTCGTCGCATGAACGCTTCATCAACGACGTGTACTTCATCGACCGAGCAGGAACCGTTTAGCCCCTCCTTCGATTTCTGTGAGTTGACGTTGTCTGAGGATAGGATTTTCATCTTGCTGTTTGTCTCGTCGACCGTGATCGAGTAGTCCGTTTTGTTTATTCGCATGTACTGACTGAGCGTCGGTGAACTCTGCACCATCTTGACCGCGTGCTCCTGGACGATGCGTGCCTGCTGTCCGTCCTTCGCTGCGGTGTAACAATTCTGCCCCGGCTCGCCGTCGCCATCGAGTAGGAACAACATCCACCACGCCACCGTTGGTGATTTTTTTTGCTTCTTCGGTTTACCAACCAGGCATTCCCGGAACCGCCGGATCTTGCGGCCCCATCGTTCGGAGTCTCGAACCCACCCGAACAGACGCATTGTGCAATCGTATTGCCAGTCTACTGCGATCAATGGTTGCCCTGCCGCCTCGCCCTCCCACAGAACCAGATTCGACTCCGCCCACTGAATGACGAACATGCCGCGTTCCTCGTCGAACCGGCAGCCGTTGGCAACCGCTTTCTCGTCGGCGACGTTGCGAATCCATTTCTGCGTTGTCTTATCAACTCGACTCACGGATTCTCCGCATTCTGACAGGTGGTGCCGCGTTTTCTATTTCCAGCGATGCCCGAGCCGCTGGCGTTAAACCGAATTGCTGCTCCAGTCGCAGCAGTGACGACTCTAATTCGTTCCGCAGTGACGACTCTGGGAATCGTTTCATCAGCCGAATAGTTTTCGTTCCGTCTTTGTGCCGGTCATAAATTGCATATGACTCGCCGTGCTTCAAGATGAACTCGCAAACGGAATTGTACCGCACGATGCTCTTTGCGTAACGTGCAATCGCGTTTCCGTCTGTCGACGCCTGCAGTCCCATTCCTTTGATTGTCTCACAGACGATGTCGAACACCCGCCGCTCCTGTGCCGTCATCTTCACCGACGATTTCGGCTTCTCGGTCGGTGGCTTTGGCTCCTTCCCTTCGCGGCTGACTGCCCGGTGGCTGCCGACCAGCTTTAGTAAGTGCGTCGGCGTTCGCGCTGGCCCTCGCTTTTTCATGATGTTTTTCCTTTGTTTTTATTGCCTTTCTGCTATCTATCCCGATAGTTTCACAAAATGGCTGGATTGAAGTGGATTGGCGTAGCTATCTATCCCGATAGAAGGATATAGTGTGTGCATGAGAGACGCAAACAACAACAACTCAACCGGGACCGAAACAATGATTTACGAACTTTCACCAGCACAGAAAAACATCCTTGCCCGCCACGGCGAAAACGTCAACTTCAAAGGTGACGCAAACGATTTTAGTTGCCTCCTGTCAACGGTCGCCGTTCGCCTGTTCAGGAGCGGCCAGGTTCTTGATGCTTGGTTGTGCTACCAGAACGACCCCTTCGCGACATACGGAACAACCTTTGACGCATGGGAATCAGGAATGAAGACGATTGTAATCCGCCACCTTGAAATGGAAAAAAACGCAGAAGCACAAGCGGTGGCAATTGGGAACGCTGGTTAAACACTCACCTCCTGCGGGGCTTCGGCCCCGCTTTCTTTCTTTGTTTAGGAATTGAACCAATGAGAATCGCAGAAATCAGAGCCACCATCGACACGCTCAACTGGAATCGCATGGATGCCACCGGGGGGACACGAAACGAGAACCAACGCTGTGACCTGCCTGCCCGACTGGCTCCGCACCTTGCGGCGGTCATGCTGCTGCAGATCCCGCCGAGGTTCACACGAGACATCGAGAGTCGGCAGAATGCTATCGATGCCGCACACACCGTCCTGAAACGCTGGGCACTGAGCCAGCTTCCACAGCCAACCGTTAATTTCAAGGAGTCCTGTTGATGCCGAATCTGACAACCAACGAAGCCGCTGCCCGCCTGAATGTCGACCCGTCGCGCGTTCGTGTCCTCTGCCGCTCTGGGCGACTGGGGAAGAAGTTTGGACGTGATTGGGTGATTACTCATGCGGACGTGCGGCGGTATCTGAAGGCGGGACCGAGGAAGCCGGGGCGGAAGGTTAACTGATTAGTTTCATGGCGGCTGACCGTTCCATTGGTTTGCCGATGAATTCAAAGACTGCACACGGTCGGCCACCAAACGCACCGCAACCCGTCTTTTTATTCGCCTTTGTTTTCATTGTTAGTGTTCCTGGCCTTACCGCCAGCCTCCATTCGCTGACTCTGTGACTACGTATAAATGAAGGATGAGCGGGATAGTTCCTGAACCTGTAGCCAGTCGCCGTGTAGGCACTGGCTACAGTCTTGAGTAGGTCAAACGCTAACCCGATCCCCTGCCAATCTGGTAGCGTAACAATCCGCGATACTGCCTTGAAGTTTCGGATCGTGGCGTTCGGCTGATGTCTAACGCCGATAAAAGCCGCTAGTGTTCCGTCAGCCCATAGACCAAAGCACCTCGCCGCCTTTGTTAACTCCCGGCTCATGTAGTGAAACGGTGCGAATAAACGCCACGCATCGTAGGGGATACGTGCCACCTCGATGTTAATTGCGGGTCTTCGCCGAAGACACCTCCAGTCGAATTCACAGGAATCCGGCTTGAATATCCAATCGGGTTGCAGCCATTCAATAACGTCGTGGTGGCAACTGATTGCCACGAATTGCCGGTCGGTCCGTCTCACGTATTTCTGGACTGCGTGAGACGCCACCTTTGCGACTTGACGGTCAACAACGCTGGTGAATTCATCCACAACCACTATGCCCGTCTGTTCGATCAGACTCCGGGCAATAGTCGCCCGGAATTGTTCTCCGTTACTCAGCACGGAAAACGGGCGGAGCCAGGCGGGAATGGTCGAAAAGCCGATAGCACTCAACGCCTCTGTGATTTCGGCTACTGACTTGTCTTTTGGAAAATCATCAATCAGACTGTTTCCTGACCACGTAAAACGCTCGGACAATTCGTCGGGCCATAGATGTTTGGCACACGTCGTTTTTCCTGAGCCTGACGACCCAACAATCAGCCCGACATTCCATGGCCTTTCATCGATTGGTAGTTCTGCCTTCCATCGTCTGGACTGTTTTTCCGTTGGCGGACAGTCAAACATACCGCACACCTGGCGTGCCCGGACGCTCATCTGATTGTCAGACTGAACTACGACATTAACGGTTGGCACTTGTAATTCTTCGTTTCGAGTTCACTAATTAGATTAGCCTGTTGCTCGTCGTCGTTCACTGTAACTATTACCTTGAACTCAAGGTCGCCTACTGGCTCTAGTAGCTCTTGTTCTGCGGGGTCGACTGGAAGACCCAACATCCCGGCCAGCTCGTCAGGATCGAACCCCAGCAGCCCCAAGTCGAAATCGTCCGCGTGTAGGTCGCTCAGTTCGACGGCGAGCATCTCGCTGTCCCATCCCGAGTTCAGGGCCAGTTGATTGTCGGCAATGACGTAGGCTCGCTTCTGGGCGTCCGTGAGATGCGACAGACGAAGGCAGGGGACGTGTGACAGTTCCATCCGCGTGGCCGCGAGCACGCGACCGTGCCCGGCAATGATGGTCCCGGCCTTGTCGATCAGCACGGGATTCGTGAATCCAAACTCCCGGATGCTGGCCATGATCTGAGCCACCTGCTCGTCCGTGTGCGTCCGTGCGTTGCGAGCGTATGGAACGAGCGTGTCCGTTTTGATCTGCTCGATTTTCTGGGCTAGTGTGGTCATTGTGATTTTTGTTGAAAACTGGGAAAAAAATCTATCCGAG